AATTACTTCACTATCTTAGTTGAAGCAGATACAGAGGAACAGGCAAGAGAACTTGCTCATGCTGACATCAATTCATTTGAAGTAGAAGATGAATATGTGTCAGAGTGGAATATTGAAAACGTGGAGGAATTGTAATGCGAACATACATTTATAGAGATTTCAACGATTTGAGAGATCCAGAGGGCAAACATGGTTGCCATTTCATACCAACAAAAACTCATGTGAGTGAGAAGTATGGCAGACATTTCTTTATTGACATTGGAATGAATTTTGTATCCGCTCCTAGTTTTGAGAAGGGTGGATATGATGAGACACAGTTAGACTATGTTGGTTCATGGAGTGACCTCGAAGGCGTAGTATTACAGGACTTGTTCGACATCTATCAGAATATGGTATTTGAATATCATCAAGAAGAGATAGATGCAGAGAGAGCAAACTATTATGAACTAGAGGAGGCAGTTGAAAAGGGAGAGATAACCTATTTGTAAACTGGCACACAGGTGGTTGCACTTAAATACTACTGCCTGTATTATAATACTATACAAACAAACATTATGGCATCAAAACTAAAAACCACACCAAAAGAAAAAATGATAGTCAACCTTATGGAAGAGGTTATCAGTATTTTATCAACTTGCAAAGACTTATCTGACCCAGAGTTTTCAATGTATGAGACTATGAAGCACGCAGTTGACACAGAAGTTTACTACCCACTATACGACAACTAATGACTGAAATTCCTTTCTACGACTTCCCTAAGAGTCCTATTTTGATTATCGGATTCTTTGGTATTCTTACCGCCATGGTAACACTTTATGTTGTTAATCGTGACTATTTCAATTCCCCTTTAAATCAAGATAAGAGGATTAAATGACACTATCTAAGGACACATTAAACAAACTTGCTGATGCTTTGGTATTGGAAGTTATCGAACATATTAACAACAATCCAAAGGCACATAACGCTCTATATGAGTTAGTTAGTGATGCAATTTGTGAGAAGTTAGGTAACAAGAATGATGACGGAAGTTGCTCCTTTGATGGTAGCAAACTTGTTCCCGCTGTTGTTGATAGGTTACAACTGATGATCTTACCACAGGTAATGCCTTCCGACCCAGCAAACTTGTGACACTTGGATTAGTGGCACACAGGTGGTAGATTTCCATTCCTACCATACTATAATAAGTACATAACAAAACAAACAACAAATCATGTCAACAAATTCAAGAATCGGACTTAGACTTGCTGATGGTTCAATCCTATCCGCATATCATCATTGGGACGGTTATCCACAGTGGTTGGGAGTTACTCTCAACAAACATTTTCCTACTAGGGAAGCAATCGCTGAACTTATTGATGGTGGAGACATGAGTTGTTGCCATACTCAATCAGGTTGGGAACTTACTGAACCAGAGGAACTAGAGGGCAGAGAGTTCAAACCTTGTTACTACACAGATAGAGGAGAGTCTATTGATGACAATGCTCCTAAACATCACAAAACTACTTCACACTTCTTTGAGGACACTAACAAGTGTTGTGGAGAGTATGCTTACATCAAAGAACTAGACGGAACTTTGGTATGCTATGGTATTAGTTTTTGGAATGAGAAAACTAAGGATTTCAACGATACTTTCACACCTATCAAGGAAGAAATCCCTGCTGACTATCCACAGGAGTTAATGTCAGCATGATATATCCAAATGACTTAAAGACTACTCTATTTTCAGAGATAGCAGAAATCTTAGAGGAGGCGGACAATTCCGCTCCCTATGATATAGTTGATGCTATGATCGAACTAATGAATGAAGATCAGTTGAATCAACTTGCTGACATTATTACAAACTTGTATCCTAAAGACTAATGACTGACCCAAACTTGACTGCTGCAGAGTGTGACGCTCTGCTACAACTTATCTTAGGTACGCCTTGTAGGGTTACTGACAAATTGAATGACGATTTTAATGTCAATTTTAGGAAAATTCGTCATAAACTAGGACGTTTAGCAGATATTGATGATGGAATCCCACAAATGCTAGTACCTAGTGACAGTTGAATAAGTGGCACAAGGGCGGTTGATATTCAATATCACTGCCCTATAATGATAGTATAACAAACAAACAGGTTTATGACTTCTATCGTTGCTATCGGAAAAAACAAGTATGACATCAATCAAATTGATGAGTTTACTGATTACGTTTTTTCATTCTACGGTGCTGATGATGCACTATATCAAATGAATGTCACTAAAGATGACATTACACTTGCTACAGAGGACTATCTACAACTAATATCTGATTTAGATAGTGACATATTCACTTGGGGCGATGGCGACTCACTTGATAGAGAGAGAGTCAGAGATATGCTCGTAAGAAATTATGGATACTCTAAAGACTTTGATGGTGGAAGTCTTTGGGTACTAGACCAGTAAACAAACTGGCACAAGGGCAGTTGATTCTTTGAGTCACTGCCCTATAATAGTAATATAACAAACACAGAGGTTTTAACTATGATGAATCGTCAAGGTTCTTTGGTCAGAGACTACAGTTTCGACCAACTACAAACAATCCGCTCATTTTTTACTGATGGAGAGTGGGATACAATCGCTAACTCACTAGAGGACTATCGTTGCTATGATGATGACTCTTTACAAGAAGATGAATTGATCGAGGGTAGATCAGTTTATGAGCGTTGTAATGAGATAGACGATAGAATTTCAAAACTATTTGCGAGGACTAAGTGATGACATTTGAAGAATTAGAACAGTTGAAACTTGATGCTTTTGAAGTGTTGGAAGTATTAGAGGATACCGCTAGTCACATTTGTGATGAAAAACAACTATCTGGACAAAAAGTGTGGACTATGATTCACTCATTCGCTCAACTTAAAGTGGACGAATTTCCAGAACCATATCAACTTATCGGAGGCAACTAATGAACAAAACAAACAAAGATACCTTACTCAAGGCACAAAACATGACTGACAAACAGTTTGCTGCTCTTAAGGAATACTATGTTGAGCGAATTGTTGATAATATGTCAATGAAGGACTTGATAATCTACGTTACTGACGATATGCAAAGATGGATAGATGACCAAACATTTAATGATGCTATGGTAGAAATTGAAGAGTATTTTGATGAATACTTTACAGATACTATAGCGGAGGTTATAGAGAATGTTCAGTAATGATGAATTAAAAACTATTCATAAGTCACTTGATGATTATATAAGTGATTATGAAGAAATGGATAGTACAAAAATTGCACCTATTTTATTCAAAATAGAGGACATATTAACCAATAGAGGCGTTTTTATTGAGGGCACTAATGATGACTAAGTATCAACAAATCAAAGAGTATGTAGATGACCACGTTAAGTATTATGCTTTTTACCCTTTTGATATTGTACTCAATATGGATACAGAGCAAGAAGAAACTCTTACTTATGATGAGTATTGGCATATTCTAAAGAACAAATCAACCTATGATGTGACAGTTTGATTACTGTCACAATGGTGGTTGTTATCGTGTATGACTGCTCTATAATAGTATTATAACAAACAAACAAACATGATTTACTACAGAAATCCAAATACTAACTCAATCACTCTTACTTTTGATAGTGGTAGAGTATCCGATCTAAAGAGTGCTTTAGACTTCGCTATTGATAATGACACTTCACTAGGTATTAGTGATGTTGTTGACCTTACTTGCATGAGTGATCTATTAGAGGAGGCATTATCATGAAATTTGCAATTAGAGAACTTGAGTACTTGTTAGAGTGTTTACAATTCCATTATGCAGAGCATAGTGATGATAAACGTCAATACATGGCACTTAATTGTGAACTATCATATAGAATTGATAGAGACTTGAGACAACAAAAAGAAGTTTATCGTTTACAAGGGCGTGAGTATAAAGGTTTACAATCAGTTGTTAATGACCCTGACCCTTACGGACTAGAATCAATTACTGAAGGAGATTATGATGGCGAGGGAAACTGGATTCATGAATAGTATTAAATTAGATGTTAGTTTAACTGAACTAAGTATCATTAATTGCGCTCTTGATGACTATTACGGTAGTATGGTAGATTACTACCGCACTAGCGAATATCATGAAGTTAAAGAGATTAAATCAATTAAAGATAGAGTAGATGCTCTCACATTCAAAGAGCAAGAGAAAGTAGCAAAGAACAAGGCAAAGCAACCTACACCAGAATGGTAGGAGAGTCAACCAATAGTGTGCCAGTTTGATTAGTGGCACACTATATGTTGTTATTGTATTTCATGCTACTATAATGATAGTATAACAAACAAACAAACAATTATGCAATTTCAATCTGAATCACTCAATACAGTTGTTGATTACTTTGAAGTAAAGGACTGGCGCAATAATGTTAGTAAGAACGCTAGACTTAAGGTAGTCACATTTAAAGGTAAAACAGCAGAGAAAACCGCAATCAACGTGTATGACATGGCGGAGGAGATCGACATTTTACTAGAAAATAACTATGCTGTTACTGTTAATACTAAAAGACCTGCTCAGTTTATGTCTAGTAGGACAATCGAAGAAGTGGCACAATCTAGAACTGGATTCTAGATTTATCCACTATAATAGTAATATAACAAACAAACATTATGACAACTATTGAAATTCTACAAGAGCAACTTAAACAACTTAAGATAATCGCTCAAGAGCAACTTAAGAATGAACCACAGCACCCTAGGCACAAGTTTGCTTATACTATCGTAGTAAGTGACCACCCACTTGGTTATCATGAGCACTATACTAATGATTTAAAAACAGCGAAGAAAAGTTGTTTAGAGTGGGCGCAAGATTATGGTTCAGCAAGTGTTGAGAATTCTAAGACATTTGAGACAGTATGGAGCGTAAGATAATGAAAGTATCAGAACTAATCGAAACACTATCAAATTATGATATGAATGATAGTATTACATTTTACTATCTTAAAAATGATGTTCTAACTAATTGTCAATTAGAGAGCACTTGTTGGTATCCTGATATGGGTATTGAGTTTACTGTACAAGATACAGGCGAGATACTAGAGGAGGCAGAGTAATGTCATATTGTGATGTATGTGGCAACTTTGATTATTCCCATATAGAGGATATGGAAGAGCATGAAATCGAAAAAGAGAAATTTTCGATAGATTATCAACCTGACTTATATTACTATTGGGATAATCCTATAGAGGAGGATTATGATTGGCGAGATACCATGCCCGAAGCAGATTGCTTATGCGAGATATGCTTTGATATACTCAATGATGAGAAGAAAATCAAGTGGAAGTGTGCCAGTTGTTAAAGTGGCACAGTGGTGGTTGAAATTGGTATTCACTGCCCTATAATGATAGTATAACAAACAAACAAACAACTATGACGATTCAAGAGTACAAAGAACTATGTAAAAAGGACGTTTTGAGAATTGGTCAAGATATTACAGAGATCAAACTTGGAACTACAGTTCAATCAAAAATACATGATGAACTAGAGGGCGAAGTGGTTATTCTTGATAGAAGTAATGACTATGCTGTTATCAAAACTTGGATAACTGACTATGAATTTCAAACAGTTGAATGCTTCCTATCTGACTTGGAGGCAGTTTAATGAGTTATACTACTGAAGAGTTTAACAAAGATGTTAAAAAACTTAGAGACTTAATCGCTAAGTGTGAAGAGTTAGAAGAGAAAAAGCAAACAAAATACTGCTATAAACCTTACCGCACAATTCACAATTACTAAATCATGAATACTGAACAAAAACAAGTAGTTGATGCTCTTAATCAACGTAAGTATTTGAAATTGAATACTGGATTAAGAATTGAAGCAATAGACTCTAGAATTACTGGACTCTATGCTTATGGGCGCAAATTTGCGGAAGTTGTTTATAAAAACGATTTTCTAGTTGATGTTACCAGTAATGAGACTAATTTTGAAATTGAAGAGTTTTTAACATTTTACATTAAGTCTAATGTAGCAGACACTTGGAAGAAGTTTATAAACAAAATGATATTTTCAAACTACCTCGGAATGGGCGTAGAGTCAACCGATAGTGTGCCACTAATCAAAGTGGCACAAGCAGTGTAGATTTTTGATCTCACTGCCCTATAATAAGTGTATAACAAACAAACAAACAACTATGACCAAAACAGAACGATTAATCAACAGAATCAAAGAAGTAGAGAACTTTGAAAATGTTGCATGGGTATGCAAAGACTTTACCGATTTTTGCTTTGAAGTAGCAGAGTGGGGCGTAGATCACGCTGCTGGTGTTGATTTTGATGATCCTGACCTTGATAGAGTCGCACTTGATAATGCTATCGCTTCAATCGGTTTACCACCTAGTGAGTGCTTATAATGGATACTTACACAGAAATTATGAAGTGTTGGGAAGGTGTTGATGAGGAGCACGCTACCACTTCATTTGAATTCGGTCTTATGAATGACCTTTACTATCAACTATTCGCTCCAATTTACGATTAAAAACTATGTCTTGTTTACAGAATGAAGCAATCCTAGAGTCCTTATATGAGGAATCACTAGAAGAAATCGAACAGTTTTATAAAATGAAAAACAAAACTGTTTCAGTAGATCAAATTGATGAAGAAGCAATTAAACTTGCTATGAAGCGTTTTGAGGATATGATTCAATGATCTCAAAAGAGTTAATCGAACTTGCTGACCAGTATGAAGGCAACCTATTGAACTATTTTTGCGGTATGTCACCCAAAGAAAGTAAAAAGTTTAATCAATTCATCAAAAACAACAAAAGGAGGAAACACTCATGAACACAGAGGCATTAAGTGACATTCAAACAACAGTTAAATTATCATTCTATCAGTTACAACTGATTCAAGAGTTAGTATCAGTAGAATATGAAAAAGAGATTATAGAGAACTATTGGACGGAAGAATGTAATGAATACAATGCCATAAACACCAGTATTGAACGTGCTTTAAAGCGTGTAAAGACTAAGCATAGTGATAAGATTAAACCCTCTAATTATGATTATGTAATCCCAGAGTATGTTCCCACCAGACAATTTTAATGAGTAATTAATCGTCTTTAATTGTTACTTAGTGGCATAAGTGAGTTGTTTGTTAATCACTTAGTAAGACCACTAACTAACAATTTTATCGTGCTATTCGTCTTTATTAGTATTACATATATGAAAGTCACTTCGAGGCGAACGCCCGAAATTTTTTTCTATAAGTAACACATAAGAACCGCAATCGTGGTCACGTTAAGATTACATAACACTGCCATGTTTCCCCACTAAATAACATCATAGTAGAGGAAATATGCGTGCTTAGTTGACATTTAGTGCAATATCTGGTAGAATTAAATGTAATCCACCGCCTCAATCTTATGACTTCTCAATCACAATCAGTAACCCGCTATCGTGTTACTTTAGACTTTACAGTTAGTGAAGCAAACTGTAATCCACCGAGTAACTGGAACTGGAATAAGTTACTTGAATTAAATGATAGTGACGGAGAGAGAGTTAAGTCGTTATATGTAGAAAATCTGGGACAAATTGCCATTACTAAGTGTAGCAATAAGGAGGCAGTCTGATGGAGAAAGTAACACATAAGGAGAAAGTTACGGAAACAAGTGAAGCATTCGTTAAGAGATTATCTGAAGGTTTAGATGATATAGAGGAACAAATTTACCCAGACTATGCTATAGAAATTGACATTGAATCCTATGACCCTTGATAACATTGAAACAATGCTAAATGCCCCACTATTTGATAAGAATGAAATGGCACTTATCAAGTTATTAGTATTAGAATCACTTAGTAAGTATGACTCACTAAGTAACAACAATACAGAGGGAAATATCTATAAGTTACTAACACAAATTAAGACAAAAGTACATGAATTAAGTAATGAATTGTAAGGCACTTTGATTTTTTCATTAACATTTAAAAAAGGTAAAATAAACATATAAGTGTTTATTATCTCTTTATGTTAAATGAAGCAATTAATGTGAGTTTTTATAGACATCTTGGCGGGCATTATAACACAGAATGCTCAGAAAGTCAACGAGTACTGTGCCACTTTATGCACTGGCACACTAGGACTTGACTGTGCCCGTCAAATGTGCCATAGGGATTCCGTAACATTCTGATACAATTATTGCGGAGCAGGGTGAGTGTCGAATAGTTTATAGATCCTACCCCGAATCTCTTATAACCCTATTATAGGGCATGAGAGGCGATTGTCAACCACTTTGTAAGCATCAGTGTGCCACTTTAAGAACTGGCACATGGCCTGTTGTTTTGTGCTTTCACGGTACTATAATAAGAACATAACAAACACAGGTAACACACATGAGAAAAATCGAATCAGACATGAACGCTGCAATCCGCAACCGCTCTGACTTTCGCTCATCTAATACTACTGTAGAGAACGCTTTCAACTCCGCTACAAACCAGATGGAAGCAATCGTAAAACTTCATGGCAACCACATTGCGACTGTAACCAATGATACACTGGTTCTTTTCGATGGCGGTTGGCAATCTAATACAACTAAGAGCAGACTTAATGCACTTATTAATGAATTCACAGACGGCACACAGAATGGCGTATTTCAAAAGAACTGGTCCTGGTTCGTAACTGCTTCTGGCATTACTCATGATTTCGCTGATGGGTTCGAGTTGGCGGTTGCTTAACTGGCACATAGGGGGCACTATTGCTCCCTTTTTTCTTTTATAATGGACCTAATCAAACAAACACACATGGCAAACAACATCAAACAACAAACACGCTTAAAGACATCATCTGGCAGAGTAGTCACATATACGGTCCTAAAGAGAAGCAATGCTGGTGCCACAATGGCAAGGCGCTCATGGAATAACGCTGCTCCTAAAGGCAGTTTCATGCACAATGGCATGGCAGTACACGCTGCTAGTATAAACACAGGCAGCAAGGTAAGTAAAGCAATCTAGTGCCACTTTGGTAACTGTCACATAAGGGGCATACATTACCCCTTTTTTAATGTACAATAAGAACATAACAAACAAGGACCAATTATGTTCACAGTATTAGACATTAAACTAGACTTTACACAGTTCCCACACTTTGACACACAGGACCAAGAATATGCCACGGAGTTATGCCTAGGCGAATATGAGGCACTCGACGTGCTAAACGTGGTCCACAGAGTAGAGGAACTCTTTAAGTTTCCAGTACTTGAGGCGATTATATCATATAACGGTTATAATGTTCACGTTAATAGGACAGTTTAACAACTGTCACATGGTCTCACATATGTGGGGTCTTTGTGATTATAATAAGTACATAACAAACAAACACTTTTGCCTTATGTCTACTCGTAACCTAATCGGAACACCTTACACAGGTTTAACAGAGGATCAGAGAGACAACCTAAACACACGGTTGTATGATCTCATTAACTCATTAGAGTATAACGTAGACAAGTCCGATCTAGTAGATGCACTTAAGACTAACTTAATGTGGTATGAGATGAATTAGAGAGGGGGGGGGACACTCTCCCCACCTTTTGCCAGGGTTTTATTATGTTTTATAGCGGGTTATAAAAACCGATAAGTCCCTAACCTACAACGAACCAAAATCGAGAGCTATATATTATTCGTATTCAAAAAATTTTGAGGATATAAAAAATGCCCCAGAGGTTGAATGTTATAGGGGGATGACATAAGTAGTAATACATGGTATAATTAAAAGTAAATACAAATGGCACAACCAAACGACGAAGACATGCCCGTATACCAAGACTACGAGATTCGTATTAATCTAAACGAACTCATTGAAAAGAGAATCCCCTGTTGTGACTTACTTCATCCAGATCACTGTTTAACGGAGAAGCAAGTAGCAGAGATTGCACATGATATCCGTATGGATCTAAACCTTCACCCTATCTTTCAACAAGTAGATACTCATATCATGAGATATATTGAGGCTGCTAAGATTGATAACAAAGAGCATTGGGTAGAAGAAAGGTTGAATGACCTCCCTGACGAATCTGGCATTGACATGTTTTAATTATGGCAATTTACAATGAATCCTACATCAGAATTAATCTGAATGAATTGGTTGAGACACGAGCAGACGTAGTGAAAGAAGAGTTAACTGATGATGAGAAAGTCATTATTGCTCGTGAACTAGCGGATACTCTTACATGGGATACTCTCTACTATATGGTAGATGGAGCAATACTTGACTATAAGGGTAAGCCTAGAGTAAAATATGGAGACACTGCGAATGAAGCTTGGTTACTAGAGATCGAGCGCAATAAGAAGTGTTTTAAAATGGTAGAGTTACAAGGAGGATCATGGACAATCCAAGTACCAATGAGAGTGAAGGGTTAAAGACTTATCACATCTATTATGATAACAAGTGTTTGTTTAAGAATCTAGATCAGGAAGAGTTTGATGTCATCTGGGGCAGAATCTATAAGTCGTATCATACAGATAGTTTGTCGTATGCTGTCATTACAGGAGATATGAGTACAGAGGAGTCTTCGTATTAATGCACCCACTTGATCATCTGGAGGACTTTACGAATGATTGGATTGCTCATCTACAGGAGCCTGATCCGATTAGTCCTGACTATAAGGGACCTCGTTGTCCCTTTGCAAAGAAAGCGAGAGATGAGAATCGTCTCAAGTTTAGAAAGGTATATGACTATTTCTCTGCATATGACTTCTGGGAAGTTGTGTCAGAGGAATGTGACAAGTTTGATGGCAGTCATGATGTAGTGATTGTTGCTGCACATAGTAATCAGAATATCATTACTCCAGATATTATGGGTGGCGGTGTTGATGCTCTGAATACTTTCTTAAACTGTAAGGGGAAGGACTTATGGTTACTTACGAAGGTTGATCAGTTATTTACAATCGTTATGGTTCAAAAAATTACCGCGTTAGACGACTCTGCCAAACTCTTAGCAAGTAAGGGATATTATACGACACGTTATAGTGAACAACAAATGGAGAAGGTAGTCACTGGTCGTAGAAAGTATCGGGATAAGTTACATGGAGTGTAAGAGTCTGCCGAATCAGGGATACGTTCAAGGTGTCCTAAAAAAATCCGAACGTGACTACCTCTGGAGTCTTATCGGAGATCTTGATGACAATGATAAGACTGGTTTTCAAAAGCAGTTAGATGATGAGGATAACTACTTTGCAAATACTGTATTGTCTTCATACTGTCAAGAGTATATGAATACCTATGGGGTGCCATATCTTGCGAATACTACTCATAGTCATGACTTTTGTATGAATCGTTTCTGGGCTAGAGTATCTTTAGATGGAGACTATCAAAGCATACACGATCATCAAAGTGTGTTTACGTTTGTAATCTGGTTGCAGATACCTTTTGATGGTAACAAAGAAAGAAGTCAACAGCCAGGGTTTCGACCAGAAGCAGGCGACTTTGTATTAGTGTACACGGATATAACTGGAAGAATACAAAAGAAGAATTTCATACTGACACCAGAAATGGAGGGAACGATACTTGTTTTCCCAAGCAGTATAAATCATATTGTATACCCTCATTATTCAACAACTGATTATCGGGTTTCTGTAGCTGGAGATATCTCGTTATGTTGAAGTGAAAAATTATAATGTATAGATAGGTTAAATGAAACAAACCATAGACATGAATGTTGAATTGGATACTAAAGCATTAGAGTACATCTACGAATCCGTTCAGTTCCGATTAGAGAACGACACACATTTATTGTATCATCCAGACATTCGCAAAGACTTAGAGGATATGCTTGCAGAATGGGAAGATGAATACTTATAATGTGTATATTGGCGAAGCCCAGATTATGAAGAACATTTCTGAGAGTGACATTAAACATAAACTGGATTACTTAACCGAATATTTTAAACACTATCCTGATGATGCTCTTCGTCATGA